TGTGCTTATGGGCCCTGAATGTTGTCCCTGCATTTAGATTCAGTGCAGAACACTGAAGTGGTTCTGCTGGTTTTGCCAAATCTCTTCTGGAATCGATTTCGTGGAAATCTTTCCTTTCGTGGACTTGGTGACATAGTTTACCCATCTTATCGTGGACTTCAATCATACCACCGTGACCTCCTGTAGCGGTTGGACTGGACTACCTGCAATGATAGACTCAATCTCGTTCCAAAGATTATACCGATCAAGGACGAGTTGTCTAGCCTCAGAAATTGCATTTAGTTGATCTTCAGTGGGTGGTTCCTTGATGATGTCAGCAACCTTCTGCCAAGGATCTTCAATGCTATCGATCACATGGTAGGAACCTTCCGGTAGGAAGTCTGCGACATTAGGACAACCCCAGTAGATTGGCATACACCAACAAAGAAGAGAGTCATAGATCTTTTCGCTCAGACAGTTGTAGTTCTGCGAGTTCTCAAGAACCAAGTTGTATTGGTATGGATACAATCCGTTGAACTTACAATGACCATCGTAGTTCAGTTCCCCTTTGAATCTCTTTTTGAGATTGGGTGAAACATTTTCAACACCATTAGATCCGTAAAGGTGGATATCAAGATGCTCACAAAGACCGTGGAGATAGTGAAGTCGCATCTTGTGTCCGGGCAACCACGACTTGCCGCTTGTGACAGTCGAGACAACCTCGCTCTTGACATCCGACCCTCTCGGATCTAGATCCTTGAGTTCATCGTATGTCTTCTTGACTCTCCAGACAGCAACATTGTGATGTCGCATATCAGTGAAAGTCGCCTGATAGAAAATGTTGCCCCATGACAACTCGGTTGGCTTGACCTGTGGTTCTTCACGTTGGAAGTAGATGACAGTTTGTGGATCGACATCATCCGGCATTCCACCGTCCATGACAATGTGGAAATCGGCCTCTGCCTTGTTGGTGGTGCCTTCAAGGTCACCCCACTTACCAGATCCCTCTGGTGTCAACCAACGGTAATGGTCTAGCAACTGCTCGCTGCTTTGACCCCAATCACAATGAAACATAATCTTTGTCATATCAAATAACTCCCATATCAGTCATTTCAAGAACGTCACTCTCACTCACAGGAAGATAACCTGCCTTAGCAGTGGTTGTATTACCTTCCCAGTTGAAAGTATGTATATCGCCTGCGACCACCCCTTCAATGCGGTGTACAGGATACTCACGGTCACAACACAAGTGACTCGCACCATCGTAGTATGCCTCGGTGGAACCGACCAGTTCATACTCCCACGGATTTCTGTTTGGTGGTAGGTACTTGAGATAGTACCGCTTATTCCAGATTGACCAAGCAGTGCTGATTCGATATTCGGCATTTTGGTCAAACTCAAGAATATCATATTCATCACGCGACTCGATCTCGATAACTCTTCCATCTCTGACTCGACCATCAGCCTCTCTGATATTGCCGAGGTTGACTCGAACAGAATCTCGTTCAAGCATAACATCATACAAGTCCTGCATGATGTCGAAACGAACGGGTGCGGAGATGAACTGATCATCTAGAACATGAATGAAGTGGTCACACTCCTGCTCCAAGAAGAACTTGCGAAGGTCGGTAGACCACATTTGGATCCCACCGACTTGCTCCCCCATACTAATGAAGTTGAAGTTATCTGGTAGATCCATGTTCGGTTGCTCATACCCAACGAGATTCACAATAGAGTCTGAACCCCAGTATTTGTTGAACAAGTGGCAGAACACCTTGATTATGTGTTCTCTGCCGTTTGATGTGGTAAGGTAGATTGGAAGATCACGGATACTGGACATCTTCACTCCTCTCTCGAAGGTAATCGTCACCGTATCTGTTGTGAAGGAGGAACGACTTTTCCATCTCCGACATACCAAACGCAGAGTCCCAAGCAGACTCACACAGAACCGTTTCGACTCCATCAGGATCAAAAGTGCCTTCACGGATCGTGTCAACCATCTGCTTGAACTCATCTGGTTCAAGACTACACTCGATGTGGTGAACGAAAGAGTCCCGTGAAAGGCAGAAGTGTCTTTCGATGAACTCTGCACCCAACATCGCCGCAGCAATACTTGGAACGATGCCTTGTTCATGACCAGAGTACCCGATGCGTACTCGATCTGATTCCCACATCTCTTTCATGGCAGTGATGTTACCAAGACGCAGATTCTTATCCATACATGGATACTCGGCAACACAGTGATTGAGAACCACCTTGTGACTACCAAAGGTATCAAGGACAAACTCAATCTCCTCGATTGTTCTTCCAGCAACAGAGACAACAACGGTCTTGTCCGATGGGATTAGAAGTGAACACTCAGTCAAGAGATCCTGCTTGTTTGCATTGCAGGATGCGAGTTTGTACATGTCCAAATCATAACCAAGCAAGAACTCAAGAGACGGTAGGTCTTGCGCCGTAGCGAACCACTTGATGTTGTGCTTCTTGCACTCCAAGTCGAAGTAGTCAAACTCTCTCTTGTCAAACTCGAAGATGCGACGATAGTCTCCATAGGTCTTTCCGTAGGGACTACTGTACGGACTGTTCAACTTCTCCTGTGTGTAGAAGGTGTCAACATCCTTCTTCTGCATCTTGATGTAATCGGCGCCCGTCTCGGATGCCTTCTTGACCATCTGCATGAGGAGATTGAAGTTGCCCATGTGGTTGGTTGTGAACTCACAGATGAACTCTGGATTTACCATCGGCCGATCTCCTGCTCAATTTCCTTGGCACTCTTGTTCGTCTCGGTGATGATCTGTCTGATCTTGTCTTCCTTGTTCTTACGAACATGTGCCATATCAGCAATAGTGTGTGCAAGGCTACCGGGAATGACAAGCACCGCGTCTCGGTCAGCGAAGATGTAATCATCCGGCCTGATGAAGATGTTACCAATCACCACGGTGCAGTTGTAGTCCGTGATGTGCCATCTATCGAACGAGTCTTGTGGTTGAACACCCTTACACCAGATCTTGAAATCATCATCCTCAATCAAGGAGATATCTCGCGTCCATCCCTGAATCACAGCACCTTCGATACCGGCACGTTTCATAAACTTCGCGGTGATGTCACCGAAGTGTGCCCTGCTGTTATCGTTTGCTTGTAGAACATAGACACTGCCCTCTTCGAGATCGTCAATCATCTTCCGAATGACTGTCTCATCTGGCTTCGGTGTCTTCTCTCCCACTGCGGTAAACGCTTTTCCGAAGACATGTCCCTTGAAATTCCAAGCGGGGACAATCGGACCTGCTGATCTAGGAATAACGAAGTTGTCCATCTCCAAGTCAAACTTCATTACATCGTAAATCAGTCCGCTGTAGAGGTCTTTATACAGTTCTTTGAGTTCGCTCTTCATAGTGTTTCACTGCTTTCTCATAATCAAGTGGCGTGTTGATATCTAACGCCTCATTCTCTTTGATTTGAATGGGAAGGACTCGTTGACCCAATCTTCTCTTTAGTTTGGTAAGAGCATTCCAAGTGATTCCATACAAACCATGTGTTTCGATCCACATTGTATCTAAGTTTTGAGAATTGGGAAGAGCATCTAGATCAAAATTTAGAGGTTTTCCATTAGACCAAAAATACTCTTTTACGGGCAACGCAGTGAAAAAACTATCATAGATCAACCCGCGAGGGGCATACTCATCTCTACGACAAAGGTATGTTGCTTGCTTTGATTGAAATGTATTGATACATGACTCAATTGTTTCCGCCGTAATGAATGGTGAGGTAGCGTATGTGTGAAGAACTAGATCACACTTTTCAATCATTGACTGTTCAAATACAATCAAGTCATTACCACTTGTATTGTTATCTGCCATATGATCGGGTCTCCGAATAACTCGAAGACCTTTTTCAATCAGAGGAGTTACATCATCAATGATCTCTTGACTTTCTGTATCAATATACACATTGTCGATGCTTGGTACTTCAAGACATTTCTCACATGCAGAATAGACTAAACTGTGTCCGTTGAGATCAAGGAGATTCTTGTTCGGGACACGTTCGCTGTTTCCCTTTGCGGGGATAATAATACTTACACTCATGGACTTGATAAACCACTCGGATCAGGTACACCAATAACATCTCGGATTCTATCCTTTAGTAACTGGTCACATGTGACTCTGCCGTTACCATCCGGTCCTTCTTTTAGAATGAGTCTGGCGATATCCTCAATCTCTAGCGTATTGTCATGACCATATTCGTGACCATCATTTGTTTGAGAGTTCATGCTTTCATCAAAGTCATCATTTACATGTTTCCATGCTTTGTTGCCCATGTAATATTCTCTTGCAGGCATTTCACCATAATAACTAAACCCTGTGATGTGAACTGATTTGGCAAGTTTGCCATTGCCATAGATAAGATCCAAGATAGCAGAGTGTCCTGCGTGTGGTGTTTTGCCTCTGAGATTCGCCATCGCCTTTTGATAAATGTGAGCGTTGACCAATCCAGTTCCGATACCACCCCACATAGCATGATCGAGTAGGAATCTCTCACACTCCTTGACATCAAGTTCATCTGTTGGATAACGAGAACCAATAATCATTTCGATTCCGGCTGCGATGAAAATCGCAGGGTGCATTATTCCACCCGACGAAGTATTCGTGTCATAGTTGTTGTATAGAACATCTGTTCTTGATCCAATGTCATTCTGCAAACAACCGGGAGGGACATGGTATTCTACCTCTTTGAAATGCTCGTAACTCTGATAATCATCTTTATCGTAACACTCATACAACTGTTCAGCGATATATTCGGTGAACTCGGGGTCTAGTGTTGTCGCAGGCCACCAACCTTTGTTGACTCGGACAACAATATCAAACGAATCAATGTATTCGCCTTGACCCGAACCTTTCAGAGATGGCGATGGACCAACAATGACAACACTCTTATCTCTGAAGTATTCTTCTTGTGGGCATGTGCGTTCTCTTTTAGGAGTCACTGTGGGTAAAGCACTTTTTACCCACTCTACATGTTCAACTTTGTTCATCTTCTATTGGCTCCAACTTTTCACGCAACATTGAAACATCACGAACATCCTTTTCTTCACCACGCTTTTCCTTCATCTCAATGATGACATTTGGTGCAGCAAACTTTATGTTGTTCCACCAAAAATGGTTGAGTGGGTTGTATAGGATGTTATCCAAATTGGTCGTATAGTCATCCAATTCTTTATTGTGTGAAGACAACAAAGGATTTTCAAAATCACCATCAACATCAGAGTTGTGTAGGAAATCCAAATCACGACCCTCGCGAATACCGAACAAAGATAGAACAGAACTTGCAGTCACACAGAAATCTTCATTGCCTGTGCCGATGCCCTCTTTATACTCATTGAGCATCGAGTGGAAGTTTGAGTAGTCTTCAATTGTTCCATAGAAGGTGAAAATCAAACTGTTCTTATTGAAGAACAATCGAGCCAGTTTCATGGTCTCTTCGTATGTGTCATTGATATGTACGGAATGATTACCAACCCCAAACAACTCACGAATTTCTTCCTTTGCTTTTCTTGAAGACTCATCGTCATCAAACTCAACAGCAAAGCAAACAGTAGGTGCATCAATATCTCGATAGCACAACTGTGCCTTTTGCATAGCACCTGCGTAGGAGTTCGATGGATCACCAATCCAGTCTTCGCCCTCATACGTTTGGATCATAAGGTTGTGTGCGAAATTTGTTCCGAGATGCCCACCGATTCCCTTTTCGTGAATCAGCATTCCATACTTACAGAGGATATCTCGAACCTCCATTGCCTTTTCTCCGTCGCTGGTAGCAGTCGGGAAAAGAGTAACGATTCGAGTCTTATCCTTCAGACGGCAATACTCCGTTGCCATTGCATCCAGAACTTCCTCGGGCATACTTTGTCTACGAAAGAAATAACTGCTACAATCTCGTTGACCAGCACCATCATCTTCGATGGAAGACCAGATAGGCTTGTCGTGAAAAAGACAAGCAGCGATTCTATGAGAACCGTTTAGTGGTTGTCTGTGTTCCGTAATTGGAACCTCGGATCTCTCTTTGTCAAAACCGTTATCACGGATGTCATCAAGAAGTTCATCGTATCTCTCAATGAACGCTGCCTCCGTGCTTTTGGTTGGATCGTCGTACTCTTTGAAACCATTCCAATGTGCGAGGTGTTGACTATAAATCCAATGACCGTAAAAAGTGTCATACTTGGACTCTCTATATCTCGCATACAAATGTTTCGCAGGAATATCAAATCGAGTGTTGATAAGCAACTCGTCACCAGTTAGCCACATAACAAAAACTCCTTTATCAATAACCAATGGTATGGATGACTGACTTCTTCTTAGTATTTAGGGGGTCTTTAGTCAGGTTCTCCCACTTGTTACTACTGTCTCTTTCATCTGCTTGATAGAAGAAAGGCTTGAGTGGAGTGATGACGTTGTACTTCTTCTGTAGTTCGTTTGCACAGGCAATGTCGAACGGAGTATTGAGATTCCAGATGAAGTGTCGAGCAACCTTCTGACAAAACTCAACAGCACCCTTGCTGGTCCAGAGAATAGCGTGAGTTGCGAAGACACCCTCGATCTTAGAAAATCCATTGTTCAGATATCTTGCCTCGTAGTTCTTATTGCCGTGTGAAATGCCCAAGTAGACTGCATCTACTCCGGGTTCCACTTCAATTTCTGGCACGAAGTCTTCAGTGATCTTTGCATCATCTTCAAGGATGAGGAAAGGAACACCCTTCTTTACGAGTTCACGCATACAGTGAATATGAGACTCAGCACAACCACGATAGTGTCTAATCGTAGGATCTGCTTCCTTGTGGGGTGGGATCTTTAGTGCGGAAAAGCGAGTGGTGTTCTTGAAGCCATGCTCCTTGAACATCTCCTCCATCGCTTTGTGGTTTTCGGTAGCGGAGTCTAGACTGATCCACATAACCGGAATTTCACGAAGGTCAATTTTCATAATGAATCCTCTTCTTACTTTTTCCCGATGTGGTACTTAGGACAAAGTTCCCAGTCGGGTTTTTCACGGAATGACAAAATCTTTAGTTGGTTTAGAGGTAGTTTCAGCGACTCAGTTTTACCTTCGTCAACTATCTCAACGAGTCCCCACTCCTCTAGGAGAGAAGTGATTGTGTTTCTTCTTGCGATGTCTTTTTCGTCGATGTCGGTCGGCAATCCATCAAGGGAAAAGAGTTCCTTGAAATGTACGATGTAGTACTTGCCCCGTTTATGGAGAATGTGGCACGACTGGTAGAGTTTATTTTCTCTCCTCGATGAAATTCCGATTCGGGTGAGTGTTTCCTTCACCTTCAAGAAATCATCGGGTTGTGCCAGTTTCACTTCCACTAGATCATCAACAGAGATCTTACTTTCTAATGGCATGACAAAATCCTTCTATAGACCCAGACGTTGAGTCAATATTATGTAGGATTCTCAATGCTTCGCATTGTCTCCTTGATTTCATCCAACTGCTCCTTGGTCAGAATCCTCAACGCCTCCTTGGCCTTCTCATTAGAAAAACCAAAGTATGATTTCACAACATCCAAATCCTTGACCTTACTCGCTTTCATCCACTTGCCAAAACGCTTTCTCTTGCGAGTGGAGAATCGGTAATAATCAAACTGCATTTTATTGGGCAGTCCCCAGTGACGATTCATGTGATTTGCCTGCATCAAAGTATCCAAGTGCTGTGACATCGACTTGTTTACGATGTAACTCGGATACTTCTTCTCAAGCCAAGGATCGTCATCGAAGAGTCCTTGCTTCGTGTAGTTTGCTGCGTTGAGGATATCACCTAGTTTCACTTGAACTGACACTCCATCATAATTTCAGTAAGACATGCAAGCAGATTGATTTCTTGATCTGCAACGAATGCAGACTTGTATTGATACTCTGCGATAATCAAAACCGCGGCGGGAACAGACTGGGGTTGCATTCTCTCATACAACGAGTCGTAGATCTTTCGTAGAATCTGTGTGGTATCGTTGCTGAGATTGTTCACAACCCACTCGCGAACCTTGATGTACTCTTTCGTTTTGAGGTGTGCAACCAAGTCGCTGATTTTCAGATCACCAATCTCATTGAGAATACCGACATCAATTTCACCACCGACAGAGTATCTCTGCAACTCATTGAGTGTTCGTCTCCAGTCCGGGGAATGCTTCAGAATCAACTTAGCAAGAACACGTTCATCATAAGAGACACCCTCGTTCTCAAGGATCTGCTTCGTCCTGTCCATGAAACCGACACACATTCTCTTCTTATCAGTTTCGCCAAATCGGAAATCGATACAGGTACAACGAGAGTGAATCGGTTCAATGATTCGATTCTTGAAGTTGCATGTCAGTATAAAGCGGCAATTATCAGAAAATTCCTCGATGAACCCACGAAGAGCAGGTTGCATTGAGTTAGCGTTCGCATAATCAAACTCGTCGAGGATGACAATCTTCTTACCTCCAGATAGAGAAACAGTGCTTGCAAAGTTTCGAATCTTCACTCGAAGAGTATCGATACCACCCTCCTCTGAACAGTTGAGAAGCAAGTAGTCTGCATTCAACTCAGAACAAAGGGCCCGGGCGATGGTGGTCTTACCAACACCCGCTCCGCCAGACAGCAATAGGTTCTGAGATTCCTCATGGGCAAGCATGTCCCGAAACGACTTCTTGATCGGTTCGGGGAGAATGCACTCTTCAATTGTCTGAGGTCGATACTTCTCAACCCATAGATATTGCTTGTCTGTTTCAACCGTCATATGATGAATCCGAATCCAAAGCGATGTAGTAAGTGAGATCCCGTGTATCGTGACTGAACTCAGCAACGACTCCAGCAGCAACACCGACATTGTAATCACCCGGAAGCAATTTCAGATTCTCTGACTTGAGATAGAACTTGAATTCAGGACCATCATAGGCAGGACACTCCAGATCAACTGAATATGTGTTGCTGGTTGGATCTTCCTTACTCAAAGCAGTGAGTTGAATCTTGTCACCTTCTGGTTGAATGCAAAGATCTGGTAGTCCGAGAACACTGGACGCACGAAGGACTTCCGTTAGTGCATCTTGAAGGAGTGTGAAGTTCACCTTGACATCAGGCATGTTGAACTCCTTGGTTGGTCGGCAATCCTTGACCAACTTAGTATCTGCATAGTGATACTTCACAGTCTGCCCGCGTGAACCACTAATCGTCACGAACTTCTCTTCGAAGTCAAACGATGGGTTTTCGATACAAGACACAATACCAAGGAACTTAGTCAAATCCCAGATAGCGAACTCAACGTCGAAAGTCTCTGGGATGTTCGCTTGAACCATGATGTTCTTCATGGGTGAAACAGTGACCATAGGTGTGTTTGGAACCACATGAAGACATGCGTTGATAGAAGAAAAATTCTTCAGCAAGTCCAGTGTATTCTTGGATAGGGTTGTTGTAGTAGTTGTCATCATTATCTCCTGAACTTTTCAAAATTTTCCCACTCGTCATCGAAGAATTCTTCGGGATCACGCTTGAGATCATCAACTTGTCTCTTCTTATCATGTCTGGCACGGCGCCGACGTTCACTCTGTTCGTTCTTGTATGCCTGATACTGATCAAATTCGTCAGGACCAACAGTCTTCTTCTTGCCTTTGTTCTTTTTCATCAGACAAATTCCTGAATGTTTTCCAAGAGGTTATCGAGTCTTTTCGAGACAAAGTAATCCATTACACCCATCTCACGTTTGATGGGTTTGTCGTACTCTTCATCAATACGCTCATTGATTATACTTGGGATTTCACTCAAGTCAATCATTTGCTTGTTTCTTTCGTAAAAAGGTTGCTTGAGATACTCTTCATTTTCGATGAGTTGTGCAAGTCTCTTCTTCGTAATTGGCTTCTGCCTCTTGTCTGGATTGATTAGACAATCATCATCAGACATGCAGTTGGGAACTCCATCGCCGGAGTCTCCACGGATCACATGCTCAAGCAAGAACTGATCTGGATCTTCACAGACAATGAATGATTTTGTCATTGGACTGTACTGATCCACTGAGTTGTACTTCTGCAACTGTTGGAAGTCTTTATCCGACGAAATGATGACGATGTTTTCCTCGTCATGATACCGATGACACAATCGAGCAATCACATCATCCGCTTCAACACCACGAAGGCAAACATGCTTGTACGGAAGAACCATGCGAATCTCATCTCGGATCTTGCCCATAACGTCAAAGACTTCATCCCAGTCGAAGTCGTACTTGTCCGTTCTCTCTCGCAACTTCTTGCGATTCATCTTGTAGTTTTCGAACATGTCCTTTCGCCAGTAATTGCCTCCATCATAGCAAAGACAAACTTCACCATACTTGGACTTGAACTGGTTTCGGTAGTTGCGAATTGAGTTTAGAAAAATGTGTCTTACCAGATCCTCGTTGATCTCGTTACCCTTTGAAATTTGGGAAAAGAGACTGGAGAGAATCACTTGACTGAAGTCAATTAGAATCATGATATGCTTGCACAAGGATCGTGTGTTGACCGATTCGTCCACTGGATACCTTGCGTTCCTTTGTTTTGATATTAGACCAAGTGTTGTTGAAAGATCGAATGCCCTTGATCTTAGATAAGACATTCTTCGGTTGACGGAGAGTCTTCATCAAAGAAAGATCCTTGTCAAAGTTGTGGATCGTGGTTCCCTTGACCATCAAACCGTCATGACTTGATGACTCAAAAACTTGTAGGTATCGATACTTAGTATTGAATACAACCAGTTTCTTAGCACCAATGATTTTCGCAGGATCTATACTCTTCACACCAAGTTCATCACATGACTTCATGTAGTTGACCTTCTTCACTGCCTTTGCTGGATCAAACTTGACAGTTCTAGTCTTCCTAGTCTTTTGGTTCTTGAGATAGTGATCCTTCAGAGTAGTAAGAATAGCATCAATCCCTTTGTGAAGTCTGCGGAGTTGTCTCTTCCCAAGATACTCATACGCCTCATTCAACTGCTCATCCTCACCAGAGAGGGCAACGGTGACTTCATCAAAGACGGGAGTATACATCTGATACAACATCTCTGCTTGTTTCGCAGTGACCTTATTCGCATACAACCATCCAGTTAGTTTTGGATCAAACTTCTTTTCGCCTTCAATCACCGAGTAATGAAGCGAGTCCATAGTGACATTCATATCACAGGCAAGTTTGTCAACAGATTCCTTCAACCGAACCATAGGCGAAACACGCGGAGCAGAGGGTGAGTTTGCTTTCTTCTCTTTCGTGTTTGCTATGATTGATTCGATGTCAGTCTTGATTGTCTTCAGCATGTTGTTTTCTGGAGGACATCCCCTAGACATCAATCGACAATAGTGTCCAATGCGATTGAAGTTCCTCTTATCAGAACTCCTCGCAAAATCAACATCCTCTTTCGTCCAGTGACTATCGGAAGACTTCATCCATTCGATAGTCCACTTCTTGTAACTTTTGGACGAACCAGTATTCCTATACCAGTTTACCGCACGGATCACTTGACCCTGCAATTCATCCTCCGTACCCTCAAAATGGTCCCACGATGGTTCTTCGCCGTACAATTTCTTTTGGTAGTTCACGCTACTATCCTAACCCAATTATCTAAGGTGTCAACTGTTTTTTACACTCTTCCAAGCAGACAATACAATCTCATCAATATCGTAGATAGGAGTCCATCCTGTTTCATCTTGCCATCTCTTTGCCGTGGCAACAAGAAAAGGCACATCTCCCTTTCTGGCAGGAGCAATGACTATATCTCTGATGACTCCACCCGTTACCACATTCATCGCACCAACAACTTCCATGACACTACTACCTTTACCAGATCCAAGGTTGTAGATACCATTTCCCTTTGTCAATGCGATTGAATGGGCATTCGCTATATCCGAAACATGAATATAGTCTCTGATGCAAGTACCATCCGCCGTGTCATACTCTGATCCGAAAATCTTGATCTCATCTGTTTCCCCGAGTGCATACTTCAGGATGCAAGGGACAAGGTTTTCCTTTTCTCTCCATCTGGGATCAGTGACTCTACTATCAACATCATTACCTGCAACATTGAAGTAGCGAAATGCAACGTAAGAGAAGTCGTCGTTGACCTCAGCCATCTTTTCGACCACATGCTCGACTAGCAACTTACTCATTCCATATGGGTTTGCTGGTTGCACCGAGGACTCTTCTGTTAGAGGCATGTCCTCTTGATTGACATCACCATACACTGCTGCGGTGCTTGAAAAGATAAATCTAGGGATTCTATACTTCTCAATAAGACTGAGTAGTTTGATAGTCTTTGCTGTATTGTTATAGAAGTACTTTACTGGATCTTCAACAGACTCTCGTACAGAAATAAATGCTGCTAGGTGAATGACAGCGTTGATGTCTTCTGTGCTAAGAATGTTCTCTGTGAAAATGTTGTCTTCAACATCACCGCAGTAAACAGTCAACTTCTTTCTGCGAGACAACTTCTTCTTCAGGTGGTCACATGCCTTTTTATCTCGGTCAATGACGAAAACTTTATGACCACCATTCAGTAGATCATAAACAACATGAGATCCGATATATCCTGCTCCGCCTGTAACTAAGACGTTCATGATGTCCACCATTCTGGTTCGGGAACTTTAGTCCACTTTGCAAAACCACTCTTCTCGCCTTTATAGTATGCACGATACGCGGTCACTGCATCTTCATTCTTGTATTCATCAGGCATTGCTTGAGCAAACTTTGTCAGTCCTTTGTCTGCAATGTTTGTAGGATGGTTATCAACAAGATACTTCATCAGAGATTCACTCGCGTGTGTGCGTTCGTACCTTCGCGTGTACTCGCGGGCGAGGGCGAGACCATGCACAGACAACCATTGGTAGTTTGATAGACTTTCCATTACCCATCTAGTACACGGGTGGTTTACGAACGATGCTTTCCACAGGCGTCCTTCTCGTTCGTCTGAGAGTCTCCAGCGTTTGATCCGCCGTCCGTTCTTCGAGTAGTCTGTCCACTCATCACCATCAAGAACACGGTGAGCAGTAGAAAGCATCTGTCCACTCTCAAGAATCATTTTGACAACGTGCTTGTCGATCATTTGATTTGCGGCAAGGGTCGGGTGTTCATCAACAACAAAGATATTCATTTTGGAAGCGGAGCCTCATAAAAGACCTTGATACCTAAAGCACGGGCAAGAGCGAGTTCTGCATTCGCACCTTTACTCTTTTCCCATCCACTCATCATGTAGATGGCAGTACATTCATCGCATATAGCAACCATGTCTCTCTTGAGGGCGCTACGCATAAACTCATGATCCTCATAGCAGTTATCAGGATCGAAGTCGTATGAGGATGAAATTGGTTTGCCTTGAGTTCGGTCCAGTTCAGCAGGGTTGATTACGTTCCAACCTTGATCTCTAAGAACTCGGGCGCAACGATCAAACGCAGGGTAGTTGTAATTCTCAAACCCTCGCATTGGACCTGCGACGTAGATTGTAGGTTCTCGTTCATTCATGATGTAAGCCTAACACCTCTTCAGGTATTGTCAAGTAGGTTTTTGAACAACTGCTCCATTTGGTCTACCAAGAATAATCTTGATTCGTTTCTTTCCACCTAGAATACGGTAGTACCAACCTTCGTAGCCAGGATACTTACCCTCTGGGTGCTTACCAACCCATTCGATATCTTTACCGGGCAGAAGTCTTCGGGCGGATTCTTCATCCGCTACATAAGGGACTCCTTTTCGCGTGATCATGATGTGGGCGATAGCACCACTCATCTCTGCATAGTTGCCCTTTGTATCAAGCATCTTCGCAGTCTTGTTGACCATCATCTTCTTCGCCGCCTCGGATCCATCGGTGGCACTTCCAGTCATTTTCTGACCACCAGGCCCAGGCTTGGAAAATCGAACTGCGTCGAAGTCTGGTTCCTTATCGGTGTCCACACCAATCCAGTCAGTCGAGTCTGATGGTAGATCAGACGGTTTCTTGAAGTCGGGATATCCACCGATAGGGCCGTATGACTTATCAATCATATCGAAAACGTCTTGAGTCAAATCGTTGTTTGCACCAAGTTTCTTGATCGGAAGTTTAGTCCAGTTTCTCTTCTTGTGTGGAACCTCGATAGACTCACCACGGAACATCGCCATCGTACGACCAATTTCGGTTTGTTTGAATCCGCGTGGTTTACCCCTCAGCAAGTTTTTGATTTCGCCTGGGTCAAGAGATCCGTAGTATTTGACATTCACTTGCTCAGGGTATCGTTTCTCATCTCTTACCATGTAATATTCAAGGTTCATTTCTTTGGTGTACTTGCCAGAGGCAGGCCCGATGACTCCATCATCTTCCATCATGTTGAGGATAATACCTAGTTGTCTATCGTTTAGTTCATCCAGACTACAAATCTCACCATACGAACCAGCGACAAAACGAACCCAGCCTTTTTTCATCGCCATGTATTCGATACCACGTTCGATGTCTTTTTGTCCCATCTGAAGTTCACCAAATGCTTCTTCTGCCTCGGCATCAGGATCGGGAGCATCCATGTTGTCAAACTTCTTGACCAAGTATTCTTCAATCTGCTTTTCAGTGAGACCAAACTCCTTTGGCTTCGAAACAATAAACTGAACATGATATGGAACTGGGCGTGAAGTCTTGATTACCTTCTTTTTTCTTGGATGAATCCAACCCTTGATCGCGTCTGATTCGTGGAGTTCTACCTCTTCTCCAATGTTCATCCCTTGGATGTCTTCATCATACTCAGGATTCTGGGTAATACCCTCACCAAACATTTGCTTGTACTTCAGAGTGTACTTAGACTGCTTTTTCTTCGTCTTGGAGATTGATGGATCTTCGACATCATCAACGGGCTTGTATGCGTCTGGATGATCCTTCGGGAGAGACATTCGTCTCTTGATTTCTTTTGCTTTCTGCTTCGCTTCTTTATCACTCAGACCACTGACATACTTCTTGGGTAGACCACTATCTTTGTCCTCTGGGGACTTCTTGATCTTACCACTCTTCGTGTAGTACTTCTTATCTTCGCTCTTTGCCCTGTCAATCTGATCTTGAGTTGGGGCTCCCTTTTCGCCCTTCTTTCTCATTTTCTCACCAGAGCCTCTTTGGATTCGTTCTCTCTTCTTACGGATGTTATCCCAAAGACTCTCGCTTTGCATTTCTTTGGTCTTCTTCTTCATTTTCTCGATGTAGTCTCGATAGACCTTTGACTCTGCGGTTTTGCCCATAACCTTGGCTCGCTGCTCCATTGCAATCGCAGCCTGAATCTTGTGTGCATGTGTTCTGTCGGAGGACTCGATCTTCTTTACAGATGCTCTCGCTGTCTCCACATCCTTGAACCCTAGACCGTGGATGGTCCCTCTAGGATCTTCGTCAGTGTATAGGTCTGAATGTGTATCTGGATCTTGGTTGTCTTTGGTTTTGGGAATACGCTTATCTTCGTTCTTCTTGCGACCTTGGCAGTGGGCACGCTGACTGAAGCCCTTTGGGTTGTTGCAGTCGATTGAGTCCTTGTATTCCTTAGACCACTTATCTTCTGTCACCTCATCAGAACAACCACAACCACAGTCACATTCTGTGGATTCTACCTTGCCTTGCTTTGTGAGATCAGAGACTTTAGCACCCTTTTCCCAGAACTTACACGACCAATAACGTGCTTTGTATTTGGGACCGGGATCAGAGCAGTTGTGTCTTGCACGGAAGTTCTTGATGCGTTCAGGGTCGTCTCTCTTGATTTCCATGTTGGGATCACCAAATCCCAACTTGATCACGTTACCCTTTTCGTTTCTCACATAGACGTAGAACTTCTTGGCAGAACCCTTAGGCGCACGGAAAGGATTGTTGAGATCAACTTTCTTACCGTCATACTCTGCCTTTTCATTCAAGAAATTTGGTTTGTCTGGCATGGTATTCCTCCATGCTATGTAGTCATCTACCTACATCAGACAGTCTTTTGGACTTGACCTCTTCCCAATCCATGTAGATTAGATTGTCCGAAAACAGTCCTGACCAGTTTTCTCGACCATCTTCGGTGAGTCTTTCGATTCTCTTCTTTGCGTACTTCTGCTTCCATAAATCTGAAATCGACTCGACTGAAGAGTCAAACTTTTTGATGAGTTGATCTTCTTCTATCTCGCGTCGGAGGTATTCCCTAGTGTTCTCGTATAGAGAAGAGAAATACACACCACGACAGTGATCAGTCTGGGTGAGATCCTTTGGAATATCCAACTTCCGATACGCATGTGCAAGAGTCCTGTTTCTAGGATCTCTCTTCATTGGTAACCCGAGAGTTTTTGGTGCAACATGGTACTCAAAGTAGAAACGAGGACTGTTATCATGCAACCAACGCTTCATGTCCTGCACTGTGTTTTCCCGAGGCTCATATGAAAGTGAACCCTTGGTCTTACCACATTTACGCCAGTACTTGAGTCCGTTATATTGGGAGAACGTGCTATAGAGAGATGTTGTAGTAACTCCCGCTAG